GCCCCCGAAGGCGAAGCTCCTTACAAGTCCGTTCGCCAAGACCTTATTCCGGTTCTGGTGAAAGCCATCCAAGAACTGACCGCTCGCGTCCAAACCCTCGAAACCCGCTAATATGACCATCCTCTGGCTCATCGAACGCCTTCTCGTTAAGCCCACCGAAGGCTCTCTCACCGATGTCGTTATCACCGCCGACTGGCGTTGCAACGGCACCGAAACCACCGGCACCGGCGACGACGAGAAGACCTACAGCGGCACCTGCTACGGCAGCGCGTCGTTCGCTCCGCCCACTGATTCGTTCACGCCTTACGAGGATCTGACGCAGGAGCAGGTGCTGGATTGGTGCTTCGCTTCTGGAGTCAACAAGACCGCCATCGAAGCGAACGTCTCGTTGCAGATCCAGAACCAGATCAACCCTCCGGTCATCGCTCCGCCGCTGCCGTGGGTGCCGGTTCCGCCGCCGGAGCCTCCCGCTCCTGATATGTCTACCCCAGAGTTGCCAGCTGCTTGACGCTGACATACGCTGACGCCGCATGAATCCTATTACTGTTCATCTCACCGACATCGAGGCGCAGGCGATCATCCAGTTCGTTGAATTGGGAATCAAATCAGTTGGCGGCCAAGCCGCCCGCATCGGGCTCCCGATTCAAGACAAGATCGCGCTGGCCATAGACGTAGCTAAGAAGGCTAACGACGCAGCCAAACCCGCCCCCGCCAATGCCGGAGGAGAGCCTACACAACCTTGAGGTACGTATCGTGAGACTGGAGACCATCATCGGTGATAAAGACGCTGGGATGGTCTCCGACATCCACGGAATCAAAGCCACCCTCGAAGGCCTCAAGCAGTTCCAATGGAAGCTGTTTGGTGGCCTCGGGGTTTTGGTTGTGCTGGCACAACTCATTGGTAGGATCGGACTGAAATGAACGACTCCATCAAATCCATCGTCCGCCACAGCCTTTCATTCGGGGGCGGGTTCCTTGTCGCCAAGGGGCTCGTCACCGTTGACCAGGCCAACGAATTGGCGGGTGCCGTGATCACGGTCATCGCCGTCGCTTGGTCTGCCTGGAACAACCGGAAGTCCAAGACTCCGCCGGCTCCTTGAACTGGATCTACCAACTGGTGAAGGCGTTCCTGGACTGGATCCGGGAAACGCCTGCGCCGACAGTCCAAGACGGAAATGCACCCAAAGCTCTCAAGTCTGATCTGGCTGATCGCATTGCCCATCTTCCTGGGCTGCCAGACCAAGGTGATCCTGGTCCCAAGCGGTGACCCGGTGATGCTAGCAGAGCCTGTCCGCGCTCGCGTGTACGCGTTCGACAAGGACGGGAAGCTATCGGGTCCGGATAAGGTTACCCTTCCAGCTGGTTGGTACGTGCTGCCCAAAACCAAATGATCACGTACCGAGGCCAGAAGTTCGCCGGCTACAACAAGCCCAAGTCAACCCCGGGCGCGTCCAAGAAGTCTGCCGTGCTGGCCAAGGAAGACGGCAAGGTGCGACTGGTTCGCTTCGGCGACCCCAAGATGCCGATCAAGAAGCACATTCCGAAGAACCGGAAGAGCTTCCGTGCGCGGCACGGTTGCGACACCCCGGGAACGAAGCTGTCTGCCAAGTATTGGTCCTGCCGCGCATGGTGACTCTATGCAAACCAAATACGCCAAACTAGTCCGCAAGCTGAAGAATCAAGGTGCGGATGATCCTCGCGCTCTCGCGGCATCCATCGGCAGAAAAAAGCTCGGCGCGGAAGAGTTCCAACGCCGAGCCGCTGCTGGTAGGCGCAAGGCCGCCCGTTAGTACGCTGAGGGCAGTTCGTCGATCGCGTCCTCCGCGTTCTTTGGCGACACCCGGGTAGCGGTCGAGGTGCCTTCGCCCTGGCCGGGTTCAGACGACCGGACCTTGCCGACCTTCTTTTCAAGTTCGGCCACCTTTTGCTGGAGGCGGATCACGCGCAGGCGCTCACGCCCGTAGGCACGCGCCCGCAAGGCCACCTGAGCTTGGGCCTTGGTAATCAGGTCCACCTTGTCGTCGTAGCCCATGTCGGCGTCGATGCCTTCACCTTTGAGGGCGATGCGCACCAGGCGGTCGCTCTCGTCCAGGAGCTTGTTGCCATCTTCATCACCCTCTTCCCGGCCGAACAACTGAGTGTGAGTTTTCTCGTAGTCGGCAAACTGCGACTCAAACAATTCCCGCGAGCGCGTCTGGCGACTCTCCAGCTGCTTCTTTGATTCGACCTCGCGCTGGGCACCCTTCTCCTTCCACTCGGCAATGGACTTATCACGCGCCTGGGTCAACTCGATGAGCCGGCGACGGTGCGCCATGATCTCGGGCGCGGCCGGCCCGAAGGTCTCCTGAGCGATGATAGCAGCCTTGGCCACCGGCACGTTCAGAAGTGCCATGATGTCCTGGTGATTGGCGTCGCGCTCAGTGCCGTCTTCATCGGTGACGCGGATACCTTCGATGTCCCCCAGGGCCGTCTGCCAGGCATCGCGCAAGGGCGTCTCGTACTTCTGCTTGTAATCGCTGGAACGCGTGTAGTTCAGGTAGCGGACCTCGGTATCGAGTTCCTCGGCGTTCTTGCGGATCGCATCCATCTCCGCCTTGAGAGACTTCGTGGCTTCCTCAACCTCCTTACGGGTGCCGTCAGCCTTGGCGCGCTCAAGCTCCTGGATCTTGGAGGCCAGATCGTCGCGCTCCTTCTTGGTCATCTCGTACTGCTCGCGAAACTGCTTCAACGAGGCAGGCTCATTCTTCGGGGCCGGATCCGGCGTTTTGGCAGGTGCAGCAACCTCGGTCTTGGGGGAGACCAACTTGTCGAGGTTGAACAGGTCTTCGTTCTTCTGAGGGGCAGCCGGTGTGACCGCCTGCGGTTCTGGCGTGGCGACCGGTTCTGGCGTTTGTGGCGCGACAGGAGCGGCAGGCGCCGGCGACCCCATCGGGTTTTCAAGCGCGTTGCCTTCGAGCGCGTCGATGCCGGCGAAGGCTTCAGTGTAATCTGCGCCCCGTTCAGTTGGCGCGTCAGGTGATAGCAGCAAGTTCATTCAAGGTTCTGTTTTACGGTCGGTTTTTCTCTCTGCGTGGTCACCAACCCATGAAGCTCCTCAATCAGCGCCTTGGCGCCCTGCCGGCGGCAGTTGGCGTTCCAGCCGTGTTGAGGGTTTTCGGATGTTGGCAGGTTCCAGCAGAGATTGTTGAAGGCAGCCAACAGCGCGGCTTGGAAGTTGGCGTTGTCCAGTAGGCGCTCAAGCTCCATCACGCGATCCTTGTCACGCTGAAACTCTTGCTTGGGGGTTTGAATCATTGGTTGAGGATGTTTGCCTGAGTCTTGAGATCCATGGCCGCGATGTCCGCCCGAGTCATGGCGCCCTTACGCTGGGCCTCGGCGATCGTGCTGGCGTTCTTGCGCTGCTGGTCCTGATCGAAGGCGACCTGCTTCTGGATGCGCTTCTGCTCGGCGTTCGCAGCGGCGATCTCGGACTTCGACTGCGCGGTGATGAGCATCGCTTGGACCTTGGCCGCCGTCTGGGCGTCCATACCGTTGCCAGCTGCGCCGGCTTCGGCCTGAGCCTGAGCCTGCTCCTGGAGACGCTGCACGTAGCCCTTGATGTAGTTTGATGCCTGGCTGATGCCGTCGTTGTAGAGCTTCATGTTCTGCTCCTGGCCGGGGTCTTGGGAAATCAGCTGCATCTGCTCCTGGATATGCTGAATCACGTTCGCAAGGCCTAGGACACGTTCCATGGTCGGCATACCACCAGCCTGCTCGATCTTGCCGATCGACGCCCCGAGCATTTGCAGGAGCGTCTGGATGTACTCGGGCCGGTTGATCGCGCTGGCGATAACCACCGGCTGACCGTCGATGAGTGTGCCCCAAGCCAGCGTAGCGCGCTCGACGGCCGGGGAGACCGGCTTGTTGTCCACCGGTGCCAGCCGGTTCGCCAGGAGGGGATCGTCGGTGTTGGCCTCGACGTACATGTGAACCACCTCGGCCTGTGAATCCGGTGCCAGCAGCGGCCGGATGGCCATGAGGCGGTCGGCCTGCGCGATCTCCAGCATCTTGTTGCCGGAGCCCATAACGCGCTCAGGTATGATGTCCCAGCTGTCCAGGTTGTTCCAGACGGATGGGTCAACGCCTTCGACCTCGCACTTCCGGCGAAACTGAACGCAGTCGGGATGATCAATCGTGCAGAACCGGCGAGCGATCTCGCGGTACTGGAAGGTCTGCTGGGTGTAGGCGCGGGTCAGCATCGAGCCCATCAGCGCGTTGGCGTTGTTTACGCGGGCCATCACCTCGGTCGCTGTCAGTTCCTTCGAGGAACCGTCGTTGACGTCCTGCGTGTAGGCCGCGCTGGATTCGGACATGATCTGCCGGTGCATAGTCATAGCGCCCGACAGCATCGTGTAATCCACGACGTGGCGCTCAGACTGCGGAACCCATGAGAGCCCCTCGGGAATCACGCCCATGTTGAACAGGTCGATCTTCTCCATCCGCTCAGCGTCACCCTCGGCGACGTTGCGGAAGAGCCAAAGCATCTGCTCGAACACAGAGTCCGTGAATTTGCAGCGTAGCCGGTTCTGGAGATGGCAGACCGCGTAAAGCAGGTAGCCCAGTGAACGCACCGAGTGCCAGCGGAACGGAGGCACGACAGCGCCATCGGCAAACTGGACGTGCATCAACTCGAAGATATCACGGCCGTAGCACCGGTCGCCGGCATCGAAGAGCCACTGGCCAGCGGTCTGCATATTGCCGATGCCGCTGTTGTACTGGTCCACGATGATCCGGCGGCGCCAGGAGGGGTCGTCGCTGGTCGTGTCCAGGAAGTAGAAATCGTAGCAGCGCAGCACCGGCGTCGCGTCGGAACCCCAGTAGCCAGAGTTCTCCTTGAAATCTTCCTCAACCTTCTCGGGGAAGTATTGGCCGGACCAATCGTTCACCTGGAGACTGGTCGCCTCGTTCTGGATCATGTTGGCCAGCAACTGGTTCACGAGCTTCAGATTCCAGCCGGGGTCCACGTTCTCGCCCCGGGTCATTCGGATGAGGTCCGCTGCCGTGAAGGACGTGTAGATCGCGAAGTGCGACAGGTTCTCCATCGTGGTCAGCGTGTTCGTCGGGACCAGAATGTCCTCGGTGCCGCGAGCCGATGGGCACCAGTCGCGATCACGAAGCCAGGTGACGGGGCCGATACCGTGAAGCACGGTGGCTGCAAACTGAGACTCCAAGACCGTGGAGTATTTCGGAGACCGCTTCATTATGCGGTTCAACTGCTTCGTGATGATGTTGCCCCACTGGGTGCGCTTGTCGCGGGGGCCGATATCGAGACCTACCGAGAAGTAATTCTGCGGTTTCAGGAACGCGTTGGTGAACTGCTGGCGGGAGGCATGGATGATCCGGGTGCCTTCCAGGAAGTTCACGTTGGTCTGGATGCGGTTGTCCCGGGCCTCCTCATCGCTGTACGGAGGATTGCCGTTGAACGTCGCGTTGATGCGGGCGCGGTTGCGAGATCGAGACTGTTCTGCCTCAAGCATAGCGCTCACCACATTCCAGACTTTACTCGGTTCTTTGAAACTCATATTGACCTCAGATTGCTTTCCGTTCGTGCGAAATCCAGCATTTATCAGGCATTTCCGTGTCTCCGAGGTAGTTGAGCGGCACCCAAACCTTAAGCTTCAGGTAGCAGCCGCAGACGTCACAGGTGCCCGCAAGGCCCTCGCCGTGTAGAAACATGGCCATATCGTTGCGAGCTTGCTCCTGCTCCAGAATCACCTCGGCAACGGTCTTGGTAATCGACCGCGCATCCGTGGGTTTGTTGTGCAGGCAGCGGTTGCAGGTATCAATGCGGTCCTGCGCCTTCTGGCGATCGACAGGCGTGCCACCCTCACCTAGCCATTCTGCCAGGATCCGCGCTCCCTGAGCCGTCTGGCGCAATTTAGCGGCCGCACGAGCGACAGCCTGAAGTCCTTGGTTGTACATTCGTCGTGTGGGATGGAGTGGCCGCCATTTGGGGGAACCGCGCCCGAGTGTAAGCCTCCAGGTCAGAGATTGCCTGGTCGATTGTGGACGGAATGCTGTTCGCAACCCGATGCTGGTGAATCAGGTTGGCCATTTCGTAGAAACCGTAGTTTATGACATCCTTCGGGCTCCAGTTGGTCTTGGGCTCGTAGAATTGCCACCCGCCCGGAGGAAACGTCAGTCGGTTCATGGGTGAGGTTTAGAACGGCAGGTCGTCCGCGTCCAGATCAGGCTTCGGGGCAGCAGCGGCCGGTGCAGTCTCACGTCGCGGGGCTGGCGCGGCGCCTTCATCGCGTCCCTTCAGGAACTGGAAGGTCTCGATCATAATTCGAGTGGTAGAGCGCTTCTCGCCGGTCTTCTTGTCGTCCCACTCTTCACGGGTCAGGCGCCCCTCAACCATCAGCGGGTGACCCTTCTTGACGTACTGCGCGATTGTTTCAGCCTGCTTCCCGAACGCCTTGCACTCAGCAAAGTAAACATCCTCCTTCTCCTCGCCGGATTCAGTCTTCCAGCGGCGATTCACCGCCAAGCTCAGGTTGCAGACCGCCGTCCCCTTCGGGAGGTACTTGAGTTCGATGTCTCGGGTGAGGTTGCCGATCAGGATGACTTTGTTGAATGAGGCCATAAGGTTATGAATAGGTTAGCGAATGTTCAGACGCCATCGTGCGCCGCTTGTCTGACAGACGTGTCAGCCACTTTGGTGTCTGTCGCTTGACAATACCAACCCCCTGACCGCCTGCAATCTCAAAACCGTTTCGGCGCGCCATTTCGAGTGCGACCACGAACGAATCCCAGAGGTCAGGCGACCGGCCCATGCGCTCCTTGGTCTTGTTCTTGGGCTCAACGTCGATCAACCCGGTGCGGGCGATACCCCACTCGCGCATCGCGCCTTCCTCGGCCACTTCGCGGGGCAGTTTCCGCAGCTGCTTGGATTCGATCAACAGGCGCGACGAATACCACAACGCGGTGACCATCTTGCCGTAGGCCTCTCGTTCAGTCTTGGGATCTCCCTTTCGCACCGGGCGCTCGCTTGGCCGGCCACCGAACTCGATCGGAACAACCTCTGGCGACCACAGGCGGGCGAACGCAGACATGAGCGTGCCGCGCCCCGTGGAGTCAAACCCAACACGCTCCGGTGAGATATTGCGCTGCTTGCAGTACAGCAAGACGTACTCGGCAATCTGCTCTTCGGCCTGCTGCGCCTTGACTGCGGTAACCGGGATAACAATCGGTGCCTCACTGAATGCTAGCACGATGCGCCCCGATGAATCCGGCCCAAACGTGAGGTCTGTCATTACGCAGCGATCGCCGCCGACGCCCGAGTACGCAGCGTCGATGCCGATGATTCTTGTCAGCTTGTCGGCACGTTCCCAGATTGGTTCGTCGAACGCCTGGTTCTGCTCGCACAAGGACATCGTGACCACGCGCCTAGTGCCGCCGTCCCGGGGCAGCACGCCAAGGTTCATCATCGAGAACTGCAACGAGTCGCGGCCGTAGTAATCGAGATCCGCCTGAATCTGCTCCGGCGTGATGATACCCTTGTACGGGTTGGTGCCCTTGGGAAACTTCGCATTCGGCGTGTCGTACCCACACAGTTGGACGGCCACGCCACCGGGCGCCCGCGTTCTCCAGGTGCGAGTCTTTTCGAGGTACTCAAGCCCCTCCCAGCCACCGATGGTAGGGTGCGGCTCGCAGACCACGCCTAGCGCGTCGTTGCGGTCTTTCGGGTTACCCATCGCGATCAGCTTGAACACCGGGTTCTTGCGGAGGTTGGCGACTGAATCCAGAAAGCCGCGCCCCATCAGCGACGCTTCATCCGCGATCAACATGACGCGGTCGTTCTTCAAGCCGACGTAGTTCGACAGACCCACGAACGTACCGCCGACCTTGCACGCAACACCGATGATGCCATCACGGAAGTCTTGTGCCTCGGCATCTTCATCCGAACTGGTCAGGATAAATCGACTTTCAATCACGCGCCCCGGAAGCCACTCGCGCTTCGCCTTGGCCTTGTTATGAAGCTCCTTGATCGAGCCCCAGATTCGCAGCTGGAGACCCTCACGCGTCGTTGACGACATAATGATCGAGGTGCCGGTTGGGTAGATGTAGAACGTGCAGAGTCCGAACGCTGCTGAATTGTATGTCTTGCCAGACGACCCCGGCCCCATGATGCCGACCTCTTGGTTCTCGACGAATGTCTGGATCAGGAGATCAGACCAGTCGTGCCAGTCGAAGTGCGGCCAGAGCGCAGTCATGGCTTGGCGGAAGTGGTAGTATTTGCCGCGCCCGTACTTCACGCCTCCGTTTTGGATGTAACCGCCGCGACGCACCATCTCAGCCTCGATCAGGAAACGGTCTTTTGTACGCCACGGTATAGACAAGTAATCGGGGCTTTCATTCATCTTGCGGGAATCATGGGTTGGCCTTTCAATGGCTTCAAGCGTCATGGTCGCCGAAAAAAATCGCATCGTTGATGGCCTCCTCACCGCTGAAGGCGGGGTGGATAGCGGTTTTTCGCCGTCACTGATTCAGCCGAACCAGCTGGCCTGGGCGGTCAACACGACTGTGCGCGGCGGGTTTCCCAAGGCGCGGCCGGGAATCTGGGTGAAGGGCCTGACGTTCGATGACCCGGATGTGGTCTACCAAGGCGGTTACTACAACCGCGCCGTCCGTGATTCTTTCCTGAACGGATTTTTTCAGGGCTGCGGCACCTACGTTTCCGATTCTGGCGCTCCGTACCTGTTCGCGTCGATCAGTGGCAAGGTCTACCAGATCGACATTCAGAACGGATTTAAGGTGACCGACCTGACTCCGATCGGGTTTCAGTTCACCGTTCTGACTCGTGGCCGTGCCAGCAACGTCGCCACCTACGTATGCAGCGCTCCGCACGGCCTGTCGCCCGGAATGGTCGTGCGGCTTCCAGAGCCCGTTGGTGCGTTTTTCCCGACCGGATTCTTCGGCGACTTCGTTGTGGATTCGGTGCCGTCACCGACCACTTTCACGACGTACTCACCCGGCATCGACGCAGGTCCGCTGCTGGGTCCACTGTTCGTTGGCTACCAGATGCTGGCGAACAGCCCGCAGGCGCCGCACGTCTACTTCCAGCAGGCCGAGAACTGGTTGATCGTGCAGGACACGATCAATGTTCCCTACCTCTACAACGGTGCGACTATTCGCAGGGCCACTGGCGAGGAAGTCCCGACCGGCGGCCCAATGGCCTACGGCAAGGGGCGCCTCTGGGTCGCGAACGGCTCAGAATACTACGGCGGTGACTTGGTCTACGGCGATCCAGGCTACGGGCGCGACAGCGTCATTCGATTCACCGAGAACACGTTCCTCAATGAAGGCGGCGCTTTTGCAGTCTCCAACGGCCCGATCACCGGACTGGCGTTTGCTGCCAACCTGGACACGTCGCTGGGAGACGGCGACCTGCTGGTTTTCACGCCTACCGCGACCTACGCATTCAACGCCCCAGTCGATCGGGATGTTTGGAAGGATCTCGATTATCCAATCCAGCGGTTCGCGTTGCTGAACTTTGGGTCGTTCAACCATGAGTCCATCGTGGCGGTGAACGGCGACCTGTTCTTCCGCGCTCAAGATGGCATCCGGTCGTTGATCTACGCTCGCCGCGACTTCACAGAGTTTGGCAACACGCCGATCAGCCGCCAGGTTGTCCGGGCATTAGCCTACGACACTGAGTTCTACCTGACAGCTGCTAGCGCGGTAAACTTCGACAACCGGATGCTGATGACCATCCAGCCACAGAAGGTTAACGGCCGTGGCGTCGTGCATCGCGGAATGGTTGTGCTGGATTTCGATCTTGTCTCTGGCATGGGACGGAAGTTACCGCCGGCGTGGGAAGGCGTTTGGACCGGGGTTGATATTCTCCAGATGCTGACGGTGCGAATCCAGAAGCAGGAGCGATGCTTTGTCTTTGGACTGAATCAAGGCGATATCGGTCTGTACGAGGTCACTAAGAACGGCCAGTTTGACTTCGATGGGTTCGATGATGCGCCGATTGACTGGACCATTGAGACGCGCTCGCTGACTTTCGCAGAGCCCACCAACAAGAAGCGCCTGGTAAGCGCTGAACAATGGTACGACCAGGTGATGGGCGACATTGAATCCAAAGTCTACTTCAAGGCCAATGAAGGCGAGTGCTGGCAGCCGTGGGCGGAGTTCAAGGACTGCGCCAAGTACCGCAACTGCGAGCCCGGTGAGATTTCCTGCCCTCCGGCGGTGATCAACTGCCAGGAGGTCAAATACTACCAGCCGCCTACGCGATCGCGCATTGCCCTGCCGCAACCCCCGGACAAGTGCGACGTGCAGACCGGCGGGTTTACCAGAGATGGCTATGAGTTCCAGCTTCGCTACGTCAACACGGGCCGGTTCCGCCTCAAGCGTGTGGCAATGGTTGCTCAACGCCTTCAGGAGGATATTTACGGCGACCTCAGTCGCGTCGCCTGTCCACTCCTCTCTGCCTAAAATGCCTTCCTCAAACCCAGTCGATTACGGTGCCGATCCTTGCGGGCTGCGAAACAGTGCGTGGGCGATCAACCTCTGCCTGATGTACTCGGGCCGGTGCGACTTTCCAGAAGGCACGTTCCTGATTGGGTCGGCCCCGGGAGCCAAGATCACCAGCCGCTTTCGTTTTGGCGGCGTTGCGGGGTTTACTACGGCGACCCCACACGGTCTCGTCGTTGGAGAATTGATCACACTGGATGGATTTACAGACCCGACGTTCAATTTTGATCAAGGAACGCCTCCATTTACGAGCTATCCTTTCCCGTTTGGATTCCGTGTTGATGCTACACCAAATCCCACGACATTCACTGCCACTGTTCCAGGTGCGAATAGCGGCCTTGTGGTCGAAGATGGGTGGATAAATCTTGCTGGAGGTGGTTACAATTCATCAATAATTCTTGGTTTTGCTGGTGTTTTGACGAATCCGATCACCGGTATTTCTTTTCAATACTCCCTCAAAAACAACATCACGTTCAGTGGAAAAGGCGCTGGTAAGACGCGGGTGAAGTTTGCCAACCACACATCGACCACCCGTGGTGATTCGTTTGGCTTCAACATCCAGCCATTAAAGTGCCTAGGGAATTACACTGGCACCGGCGGCCTGGTCTCGAATCCTGCGAATTACCCGTCGATGCCAGTGGGTGCGACGAACTGCAAGAATCTCACCATCGAAGGCATCACGTTCGACGGCAACTATGTCAACAACGGGCCGAAAGACATCACCATCGTTTCGGTGGAGCGGACTGCTGGTATCAACACGTACACCACGGCGTTTCCCGCTAAGTTTCAGATCAGCGCGCCGCCTGCCTATTCCCCACCCGTGCTGCCAGCACCGAGCAATCAGAGCACCTACTCGCATTACATCGACGGCGTTGTGACATCCGGGTCGTCAAATGACGGCACGTTTAATGGCTTCGGTCCGGTGATCAACGTCACGTCGCTGACGTTCCAGCGGGATATGAGGTGCCCGCTGATTTCAGCCCGAAGAACATCGTTCACGCCGCCGCCAACCGCGTACAACATTTACACGAAGCATCCTGACTTCAATTTTGGATACACCATTGGCGACACAATCAACATTACTGGATTTTCAGACCCTCTTTACAACGGATCGTTTGTTGTTTCTGGGTTTTTGTCAGCCCAGGAGGTTTATTGTCTAAGATCTCTTTCTACGGTTGGAATTACTGGGTACGAGAGACTCGCAAATAGCGGAATTTATGACACGTCGGCACCGCATGGCTATGTTGGTGGTGAAACTGTAATTATCGGCGGGCTGGCAAATGTGTCGATGAATGGTTCGTTTGTTGTGACCGGAATACCGGCTCCAAATCAATTCACGGTCTCAAATTTTGGACCGAATACTGGAGTTGTTGCGGATTCCGGAACCAGCACCAACTTGTTGGCTCCAACGAGCGTCATTGGATACGAAAGAATATCCAACGAGGCATATTACGATACTGCTGGACCACACGGTTTTTCAGGCGGTGAAACTGTGATTATCAGCGGACTTACGACCGACCCATCGTTCAACGGAACATTTACGGTCGTAGGCGCTCCAACAACCACTCAGTTCAAAGTCGCCAATCTGGGCCCAGATACCGGCGCAATCGCCGATAGCGGCACCTACCAGCTGCGCTCCAACATCGCCAAGTCCTGGTCAGTTCCAGACGTAGCCCTGACTCCTCAAACGAAAGCCGGTGTCAACTCGTTATTTACCGTCGCAGGGCTAAACCTGGTTGGAGAAAACACCATCGTTCAAGACTGCGAGTTCTACGACTTTGGAGTTGGCATCGCAGACGCCGAGACGTTCGTCCTGAAATCGTTCCTTCCGTCCACTGTCGTTGACCGGTCACACGGCACGATCGTCCGGCGCAATCGGTTCGGATACCAGGGGCGCAACTCGGTTCAGGCTACGATTCACCCCGGGACATCAGAAGCGAACACTCAGTGTGCGATCGGCGGTTATTCATCCATGCTGGTGACGGTTATCGCGGCGTCGCGAGTCAATGCTACCAGTCGAGCCACCTACACGACAACCGAACGACACGGATTGCGCGTTGGTGATTCTGTCGTGTTTCTGGGAGTCAGCGATCCGACTTTCAACGGCACCTACACGGTCGCAACGATCATCAGCGATACGAAGTTCTCGGTCATTCAAGCGGGTGTCGATTATCCTGACACCTACATGGCCGTCGGAAGCGTCCTGCTTCCTCGCCCGCTGCGGATCCTCGCGGCCGACTGCGTGTTCGAGTACAACCGAATCGAGGGTGGCCCTAACCCGCTCACTCAGCAGTGCCCTGTTCACGGCATCACGCCACGTGACACGTTCGGTGCCGAGGTGCGCTACAACAATTTCGACGGATTCACAGGTACCTGCTTCTACGTCGATACGTTCCAGCACATCGGAACGCACGTTCACCACAACTCGGCGCTGAACATCTCGGCGTTTATGGCGCTCACCGTACAGGATTGGTACGCGACAGCGGTTCAGTTCGGCTTCACGAATCCGCCGTCATACGCTGCCTGGATCGCGGCTCACAGGGACCTCCTGATCGAGTACAACGACGTGCTGCTGACCGGTCCCGACAGCTGGTATTACCAGCCGGCGCTCGCGCCTCTCGATGCGGTGTTCGTGATCAACAACCACGACGTTAACCGCAGCGCCTACTACTACCCGACGGATTACCAGATCCCGATTCGACCTCCGGCGCCATTGCCGGCAGGAGCATCGCGAGACGCAGCTGGCATATCGACGTTCACGACTGTCTCGCCGCACGAACTTCAGGCAGGCATGGAGATTTCCGTAGTTGGTGTTACGGACGGCACTTTCAATGGCGTGTTTACCGTCCTAAGCACGCCGTCGGCGACAGAATTTACGGTCAACAATCAGGTTGGACCGTTGCCGAACACACCGGTCGTCTCCGGAAACGGATTCCTTGGCATCAACGATCCGGTCAACTTCCCGTGGGAGATTCGGATGTCTGCGCGGTCCCGCTCCGCCGGTGTGGCCACCTACACCACGACCAAGGCTCACAATATGCAGCTGGGCTACCACGTGACGCTCGAGGGCTTTTCGGATCCGACGTTCAACGGCCAGTTCATCGTGACCGGAATGCCGACCACGACGACTTTCCAGGTCGCCAACGCTGGTCCCGATGTCGCTACGGTGACCGAGAGTGGCAATTTTTTCCGGTATGTCGAAAACGTACAGATCCGGTGCAACACGGTGCGGCGCCTTTCGGGCAACGAACTGTTCATCAACAACGGCGGCAAGTTTGGCCCCAGTTTCCTGCCAGGGCGACCTAGTCGTTGTGTTGCGCCTCTTCAGCAAACCTTCTATTTGGATTGCCCAGAGGGGTGTCTCGACATTCAATGCGACCCCGGCCCGTGCAAGCCTAACGATTACCTTTACCGCATCTGACCATGGCAAACGTTGACATCTCAGCTGGGCTTCTTCCGCCTCCGCAGTGCTACGCCAGCGAGCAGGACCGCCTTGACGCCTATGCTCAGGCGTTGATTGGTCAGATCATCACGTCACCAGAATGGTCGGCCAACACCGTTGCCCCTGCTTCGCTTGGCTTGTACTGGCTGCGGTTGGACGCCAACCAGAATCCGGTCGAAGTGCTGAAGTACAACAGCACGGCACCAGCCGGCTGGGCTCGCGTTTCGACTCAGTTCACGTATGGCGTTGGTGGTGGCGCCGCTAACGCCTACACGCTGACGCTGACCCCGGCTTCTCCTGGCGTGAATCAGGCGTACCGACCCGGCGTGTGCTACGCGTTCATCGCGAACGCTGCCAACACGGGAGCCACGACGCTGGCGGTCGATGGCTTGGCGGCCAAGGCGATCACGAAGTTCGGAACCACTGCACTGGTCGCGAACGACATCGTTGCGAACAAGATGTGCGTGGTGGTCTACGATGGCACGCAATTCCAGCTGCTGAATCCGGGTCTGAATATCGGGCCTGCGGCCTTCGCACCTGGAACAGATCGCCAGTTCCTGCGGACGAACTCGACCCCGGCATCGGTTTGGGAGTCGGGGTACATTACGCCAGTGGCAAACTATCAGGCCATCCCAGCAGCAGGATCGTCGGTCACGTTCTCGCACGGCCTGGGCGTCGATCCGTTGACGTGGGACGTGGGGATTATCTGCACGGACGTAGGTGGTGATGCGACGTATGCCTTGAATGATTACATACCGGTTGGAAGCATTCTGCGCACAGACCTTTCTCAAAGCGAACTGCGCATTACCTCGTATTCCAATGCCACGGTTATCGGCATGGTTCGCAACAACTTCGTTTCAGGGATTTACGTGAACGGAAAAACCACCGGAGTTTTGACCCTGATCGACGAAGGCAAATGGAAGGTGATGGCCCGAGCCATTCGATAACATGAGAAAAACCCTCGCCCAGGCCAAGAACTCCACGATCCCGCAGGCTGTCGGTCTCGCCACCTGCGACGATCGTTTTCTCCAGCTGCTGAACGAGGCTCAGGCGCGCCTGGCAGACATGGGCAAGTGGTGGGGCACGTACAAGAAGCTCCGCGTCTGCGTCACCGCCGGCTGCATCACTTGGCCTCGCGAGGTCAAGACGATCGAGGCGATGAACGTCTGCGGGTACAACATCCCGATCCAGAACCAGTGGTACGAGTTCCAGACCGACGAGCGGGCGCCGCGTACCGGTTGCGGCCGTGAAGGCTGCGAGCAAGACCAGCTGCTGGATCGCGGCATGGTGACCCAGTTCCGGGATTCGGTCGGGAACTGCTACATCAGGGTGACGCCGCAGCTGACGGCCGACGCCGGAAAGCGCGTGCTTCTCCAGGGGCTAGACCCTAACGGGCACCCGATCCGGACGCTGGATACGGTGACCGGCGAGTACGTGTGGGGCGAGTACGTCACGCTACCCAACCCGGCGGTGACCGCCTACGTTCAGACTCAAAACGAGTTCAAGCAACCCGGTCTCACCGGTGCCCAGAAGCCGCTGACTCAAGGAAGCCTGACGATCCTGGCGTACAATCAATCGACCGGATTGCAAACCCAGATCGCCGTCTGGGGTCCGAGTGAGCAGAATCCGGAGTATCGCCGCACCTACCTGATCGGAATGCCTGAGGTCTGCGGCGGCACCTCCGGGTGCAACGCCGAAGCACAGAACGACTGCATCGACCATGGCGACGGCTGTGTGCCTCCAGATGAGAACTGCACCAACACGGTGGTCGAAGCCATCGTGCGCCTAGACTTCATTCCCGCAGTCGTGGATTCGGATTGGCTGTTCATCGGTAATCTCCAGGCGATCAAGCACATGATGAAGGCCATCCAGAAGGAGGACCGGAATCAGTACACCGAGGCCGAGCGCGAGATCCAGCTTGCCCTGCGGAGCTTGCGGAATGAACTCGAAGCCTACAGCCCGAACGAGCGCACGGTGGTCAACGTGCAACCTTTCGGGTCTGCGAAGATTCAATATCGGTTTGGAGGGTTCATCTGATGGAGATGGCTCTGGAAAAACCGATGACATGGTTGGACTTCCTTGCGGACGAGTCCGTGTCGTTTGACGACCGCCTCGATCGCTGGGAGGCATTCGTTGCCAACCTGCCTCCGCAGGAGTGCCCGCTGAAGCACACATTCCCCGAGGGGATGTACGTGCGTGAAATCTTCATGCCGGCGGGGTCAGTGATCACCAGTCGCATCCATAAGTTCGACAACCCGTTCTTTATCACCCAAGGCAAGGTCACAGTGGTCAGCGAGAACGAGGGGCACGTGACGTACACGGCGCCGTACTCAGGAATCACGAAGCCCGGAACTCGCCGGGTGTTGCTGATCCATGAAGACACGATCTGGACCACGGTTCACCTGAACCTCGATAACAAGACGGATCACGAAGAGCTTTTAAACGACCTCACATACGTGAGACAGAACCAATACTTACCATGTCATTCGTAGGAACAGCCATTGGAATTGGGGCCGCTGGTGTCATCACCTCCGGCGTCGGAATGGGCCTTCAGGCTTCATCCGCGAGCGCCGCACGAAAGCAGGCTCGCCAAGCCGCCGAGACGCCAGGACTCGATCTTGCTTCTTTGGTCGGAGAATCTGAACAGCTTGCACCACGGACACGTGAACTTGAAGCGCAGCGCAATCAGTTTGCTCGCGCTCAACTGCTGGAGTCGCTGGGGATTCAGGTGCCAGGCTACCAGGAGGCGCAAGCCAAACGATCCGAGAACGCGCTAGCACTACTTCGCGGAGAACTGCCGGCCGATGTCGCGGCGCAGGTTCAACGGCAGGCTGCCGGACGTGCGCTCTCTGGAGGGTTTGCCGGCAGTCAGGCCGCCAGAAATCTGACGGCACGCGATCTTGGCCGCACATCCTTGGCGTTGCAGCAGGCGGGGGGTCAGCAGTTTGCCAACATCCTTGGCACTACGCCGTTGGCACCAGTGGCGAATTACGAGTTCACCCCGCAGGACATCACTCGCCTCCGTGAGTCAGAACGCATCTCGCGCATGAACGCGTTGGCCGGCGTGGCATCCATGCCAAGTGCTGGTGGTGTTGTTGGACAAGGGCTCGGCTCACTCGGATCTGGCCTGACCAACCTTGGATTCGCACAGCTGGGTGCGCAGTACAAAACCCCAACAGGCGGCGAAAGCGATCTGGTCTCGACTCAACGCAAACTCATGGGAGGCTAATTTATGGCAAACCCCTTCTCAGGACTCGAAAACATTGGGCAGTCGTACCTCGCAGGCTTGCAGCTGGCGCAGCAGCGTCAGGCGCGTGAGGAGGCGATGGCGCAGCGCCAGGAAGAGGCGCGGATCAGGCAGGACTACTACAACCAGCTGGGTATCGAACGAAGGGCTGCACTCGATGAGCGCATCAAAGCACGCCTCGATGCAGCAGCGGGACAGTTTGGTCAGGATCTGGTGCTAGCAAACGGTGAACCTGATTACGCGGCCTCTGCGTTGAAGCGGGATCGTCGATTACAAGAGGAACAAATAGCCGGCGCAGAGGGAGAGCTTGACGCTCTGTATGGAACCCAAGCACCGCTATCACCAGAGGTCATTGGCAGTCCAGCCTATCAGACTGGGCGCATTCGCGGGACAGCAAAGCGAATGGCCCAGGAGAAGGATCTTACTGCGGCCATGATCCGGCGCGGGTTTATCCCTGCCGATCAAGAGCAGGACCGCGAACTTCCAGACGAAGTCAGAAACCAGATCGAGGACATTTCTGCACCTGACATTTTCTCTGGCGAGGCTCCCGTTACTGCTGCGCCTACTCGTCCAGGTGCACCTATGGGCGGAGGTCAACGAATTTCCGTTGGTGGGAGACAGTATTTTGCACCTACGCCTACTGCTAAGAAGGCGGAGAAGGCGGGGAGTATAAAATACACGCGTCCCAGCGGTGAGGAGGTTGAACTTTACCTCACGCCAGAAATGGCCCGCGAGGAACAAGCCAGACTCCTCGCATCTCCTGATCAAGAGCCAGACTTATTCGCTGACATCGACGCTGCGCAACAGCAGCTGAAAAAGCTGCGCGTTGGTGGCCAAAAAGAGTTCAACCTCAAACGCCTTGATGACGGCACCGTCAAGGTCGTTGCCGAAGAACTGTTTTCAATCGGCAGAACCGCAGCTGAGATTCAAAAAGATTTGGAACTTGAGCGCAAAAACCGGGAGCAAATACTTAAGGAGGACAAAACGATGCCTGGCCCTGAAGCCTCCCTTGGACAAGGAACCAATCGGGTTCAGCCATTGAGGCAGCCTCCAGTCACACTCCAAACAACTATTCCAGGATTGCCTCCGCTGCCAGGTCGTTAACACTCACACCATGGGCATCGAGATCGACTTTGGACGCGAGCTTGGCCGGCTGGCGTTCCCGGATGACATTACCGAGGAGCAGGCGCAGAACTACGCTCGCGAAAATTACCAAGCAATCCGGCAAGGTTTAATCGCTAAGCGCCAAGAGCAATTAACCGCCGAAACCGAAGCTGAGGAGGCGGCTAAGTTCCGCGCTGGTGAGTACGGCACAGTCGAGACCGTGCTCAACACTCTTTCTGAGTTACCGCGTGGGGCGCTTGAGGGAATCGGGCAAACCGCGAAAGCCTTTGCCAGAACCTTTGAGGCTGGCGATCCGTTTACCGAGACCCCATTCGAGCAACAACAACGCTCGGCCACTCAAAGCCCAATCTTCAAGGCTGGCCAAGCTGTTCAAGAGTTTGGAAAGGAAACCTACCCTGGCTTACCCGGCGTGCGAGAGTCCATACCCGCTCAAATCATGGGTGGCATCGGAAGCACGGTCTCTGTCCTTCCAGCTGCGGCAATCGCTGGTCCGGCTGGTGCTCTAACCGGAGGTATTGCATACGGACTTCAAGCAGGTGAATCGGCACTTGATGAGGCTGATACTACGATCAACCGTCGTATTGCCGAGGCACTGGCCAACCGGCAGTACGATGTCGCTGCGGATCTTCAGGATCGCCGTGAGCAGATGAAATACGGTGCGTTTGTCACAACCGCACCCATTGGCGCTGTTACCGAAGGATTGTTAGGAGCAGCACCCAAAGTTGTTCAACGCTTTGCTACTGGTCGAATCGGAGGCATTGGAACTCAACTGGCTGAAAGGTTGGTTCCCAAGTCTGCCAAGTTCCAAAGTAAGTTCCTTGGAGTCACAGGCGCTGAACGTGTCCGTGGCGCTGTCGAGGCGCTGGCAACTGAGGGCGTCCAAGAATCAGCTGAGCAGCTTGGAGGAAACATTGCCGCAGCTGCGGTGTACGATCCGGAACGCGGGTGGCTCGATGGTGTTGCGCAAGCTGGCTTCATTGGAGCCGCATCTGGAGGCGCTGTTGGCGGTCTCGTTGGTTCACGCCGAAACGCCAACCTAGCCAATGCTGCGGCTGAATCGCTTGGAGGCGATCCTGCAAACCCTCTGCCGCGTGCCAACGCCACCGTGGCCGGGATGGAGGATGAGCTTACTTCTGACATCACTGAAGAACTCGGTGGCATCAATGCCGGAGGACCGCTCTCTGGACCGATTTCAATCCAGCCTGAGCCCACGATTCCTGCCGCTGTCGAGGAGGCTATTGCGCCGCCGGTAAATGCTCCTGGAATCAACGTCAACCGTCTCGACGATCTTCGTTTGAAGGCTGAGTCCGGAAAAATTCAGCCGGAAGAGTTTCAAGAATTGCGCGGGCTGCATCGCGAGATGGGTCTTCCAGAACCTGTTATTGCACAGCCCACAGTTCCCGTGGCGCCAGCCAAACCTACTGACGCTTTTACAAGGATACTTGAAATTGCAAGGGATTGGGATTTTGCCAATCGAA